ACATTAAAAGATATAATGAAAAAAGACACATCATATAAAGTATATCCACCAATTGCATTTTGTCCGGTACCTGCTTGGTTGGGTGGGGGTAAATGTTATAGCATACAAAGTCCAACTAAATTTGACGGTAAAACAACTTTATTTGGTTATCCTTTACCACACTTTAGGCATATAATTGAGGAAAGTTATATTGTACAACATTTTCACGAAAGTGCATTTTCTAAAAGTGAACTAGTAAAAAATGATTTTTGGTTAAATCTACCTAATGATTGTCTTGTTGCAAAAGAAGCAGAATATATATTAGGGTTAAATTGGAGAGAACTATTAACAGATGAAAACTAAATACCCAATTTATATAGTATCCAAGGGTAGGTGGGAAAACCACCAAACAGCCAAATTTTTCAAAGAGGATGGAGTTGATTTTCTTGTAGTGGTAGAGCCACAAGAATATGATTTGTATTGCGAACACATAGGCGAACAATATATATTAAAAACAGATTTCGATAATTTAGGTCAAGGGAGTTATCCGGCAAGAAATTTTGCTTGGGAACATAGTATAAAAAATGGACACGAAAGACATTGGATATTTGACGACAATATAAGAGGTATAAGGAGAGTGCAAAATGGAAAAAAAATACCTTGTAAAACACAAACAGCATTAATGTGTGTTGAGGAATTTACAGACAGATATTTAAATTTACACATTAGTGGATTTAATTATTCATCATTTGTTGTTCCGGGTAGTTCAGACAAAAAACCATTCTATTTAAACTGTCATGTGTACTCTGCATTATTGATAAAAAACAATATGCCATATAGATGGCGAATGAAATATAATGAAGATGTGGATTTATGTTTACAAGTATTAGATAATAGATATTGCACAGCATTATTTAATGTATTTGCTATTGACAAAACAAGTACAGTGGTTAAAATGAAAGGTGGAAACCAAGATGAATTGTACCAAAATAATGCATTTGAAAAAAAAGTATTAAAGACAAGAAGTTTAGAGGAAGTTTGGCCACAATATTGTAAAACAATAAAAAGATATGGAAGGCCACATCATTATGTAAATTGGAAAGGACATTTTAAACACGGACTTGCAAGGAGAAAAGATATTGATTGGAATGAAATAGAAAAAAAGGAATACAAATTAAAATTGAAACAAGTAAAAGAAATAAAAAGTAAAAAGGTAAAAAAATTCTATAAAAAATATAAATGAGGATATTAGTAACGGGTGGTGCAGGATTTATCGGAAGCAATTTATTACGAGCATTAACAACAAATATAAAATATGCTCAACACGATTTATATTCTTTGGATAATTATTTCACCGGTAAAAAGGAAAATCATATAGATGGTGTTACATATTATGAGGGCAATACTTGGGATATTGATAATTATGATGCATTTGATATTGTATATCATTTCGGAGAATATAGTAGGGTTGTACCGTCATTTAAAGACATAGAAAAGTTATTCCAATATAATTTAATGGGAACAACTAAAGTTATAGAGCATTGTAGGAAAAATGATGCAAAATTAATTTATAGTGCTTCAAGTAGTAAATTTGGAAACAATGAAAACCTAAGTCCATATAGTTGGGTAAAAAGTAAAATGGTAGAACTGATTAAGAATTACGGAGAATGGTATGACATAAACTATCAAATATGTTATTTCTATAATGTATATGGTGAAAACCAAATATGTAAAGGAGATTATGCAACAGTCATTGGTAAATTTGAGGAACAATACAAAAACAATATACCATTAACAATATATGGTAACGGAAAACAAACAAGACAATTTACATACATAAAAGATTTAATTGACGGGATATTAAAAGTAGAGAAACAAAAACACAATTCAGAATGGTATTTAAGTTCAGAGCAAGAATATTCTATAAATGATATTGCAGATATGTTTAAATGGACAAGAACATATATTGCACAACCACGAGGGGAAAGAGAATATGCTATATTGCCTAAAAATGATAGTAAAAAACTATTGAAATGGAAACCAAAATACACATTAGAGGATTGGATTAAAAAAATAAAAAGTGGACAAAAGTAGACACAATAAGGATAATATGCTAAAAGCATTGGAAAATAGTTTAGGAGTTGTAACAACTGCTTGTAAAAGTGCAAACATTCCTAGAAGTACATACTATAAATGGTTAAAGGAAGATGAGGTATTTGCCGAACAAGTAAAGGATATGGAATTACTTGCAAAAGATTTTATTATGAGCAAGTATTATGAATGTGTTAGTGATAAAATACCAAGTGTTGTAATACACGCAGCAAAAACAAAATTAGGTTGGAATGAACAACAAAAGATTGATTTAACAAGTGGCGAGGAACCTATACAAATCAATATCAAATTAACTGATGAGGATTGAAAGTGAATTTACACCAAAACAAAGTAAAGCATTTAGATACTTGTTGGATAACACAACAACTGAATTATTATTCGGTGGTGGTGCCGGTGGTGGTAAATCCTATTTGGGTTGTGCTTGGATTATTTATTCTTGTATAAAATACAAAGGGATAAGATGTTTAATCGGTAGAAGTAAACTTGACAATCTAAAAAAAACAACACTTAACACTTTCTTTGAAATATGTAAAGAATGGAAACTTATAAGTGGTAAAGATTTTAATTTTAATGCCGGTAGTAACATAATTAAATTTTATAACGATAGTGAAATAATGCTTAAAGACTTGTTTCATTATCCATCAGACCCTAATTATGATAGTTTAGGTTCCCTTGAATTAACATATGCTTTTGTTGATGAGTGTAACCAAATAACACATAAAGCCAAAACAATACTGTCATCTAGGTTAAGGTATAAACTTGACGAGAATAATCTAATACCAAAATTATTTATGAGTTGTAACCCGGCAAAAAATTGGGTGTACAACGAATTTTATTTGCCTAATAAAAATAATGAATTGATGGATTATCGTAAATTCATACAATCATTAGCAAGTGATAATATACACATCAGTAAACATTATGAGGAACAATTACAGAAACTTGATGAAATAAGCAAACAAAGGTTATTGTTCGGTAATTGGGAATATGATGATAGTGAGGACAAATTAATCGAATATAATGCAATACTAAATTTATTTGATAATCAAGACTTGAATGGTGGGGAAAAGTATATCAGTTGTGATGTTGCAAGATTTGGTAAGGACAAAACAGTCATTATATATTGGAATGGATTACGAGCAGAACAAATAAGGGTATTAGATACAAATACTATTGTGGAAGCAAGTAATATAATAAAGGACATACAGAGAACACAAAATGTAAGATTATCAAACATAATCGTAGATGATGATGGAATTGGTGGTGGTGTTACAGACATTTTAAAGTGTAGAGGATTTAAAAACAATGGAAAGGTTATCAATAATGAGAATTATGTAAATTTAAAAACACAATGCTACTATAAATTAGCAGAGTGTATAAACGCCGGAAATATGTTTATTAATAGTAACAACCCTAAAATAAAAGAAAGTGTCTTAAAAGAGCTAGAACAAGTCCGTAGGGATAAAATTGATAAGGATAGCAAGTTAGCAATACTGCCAAAGGAAAAAGTCAAAGCAATTATTGGTCGTTCACCGGATTTTAGTGATGCAATAATGATGCGAATGTATTATGAGTTGAGACCGAATGTTGGAAAGTATTATGTGCAATAAAAGGAAAGAGGGGGGTTGGGAAACAAGTATTATGATTAAAACCAACCACCCCTCTAAATGCCTAACAAATACGCACCAAATGTATAAAATTTATATTTACTAATGAAAACCAAATTGAATTATGTTATTAACAGTTAAAGATAAGGAATATAGAATACCTGAAAAATGGAATGAAGTAGGACTTGGAATGTATCAAGATTTTATGTTAAATACAAAGGACATAAATGATGAACATTTGATTGATTTGTATGCAATAAGTGCATTTACCAAATTACCAATTGATACTGTAAAACAAATAAGGAAAACAGATATTGACAAAATTAAAGTACAATTACAAACATTGTCAAGTAAAAAAATGAACACTACATTAAATACAATAATAAATATTGATGGTGTTGATTATGGCTTCCACCCAAACTTAAAAGATATAACATTTGGTGAGTTTGTGGATTTGGATAACTATTTAGAGGATATATGGAAAAATATGCACTACATAATGGCTATATTGTACAGACCAATAACAAAGTCAAAATATGGCAAGAAAAATTCCAAATATGCTATTGAGGGATATAATAGTGATGAATGTTTTGAAAGGGCACAGATGTTTAGGGATAAATTAAGTATGGCTACAACAAATGGGGCAGCCAATTTTTTTTTAACTATAGGAAAGGAGTATCAGAGCGTTATGCAATTATATTTGAGCAAAGAACAAAAAATGATGATGAAAACGAAAGGCGACTTGCAAACCAAAACGACTTTGCAAGCAAATGGGGTTGGTACGGAGTAATATATAATATGAGCAACGGGGATATAACAAAACAAAATCAAATTTTAAAAATGACAGCAGAGGAATGTTTTACTTTTTTATGTTACTCTAAAGATTATGAATCAATGAAAAACAGAAACTAATTATGCCGATAATAAACGCAAACGGGAATTTCTATAAAAATGCAACACTTAAAAATCTAATTGATTTATTTGAAGATATATGTACCGAAAATAGTGGTATTATGTCATTTAGTTTTGGTGATATATGGTAAATAGAAACAAAAGAAAGAGATTATGTAGTAGGTCATTTAAGTATAGAAAATGCACAATATCTAAATAATGAATTGCAATATGACTTTAAATTTTACATAATGGATTTGGTTAGTAAAGACGAAGGAAATGAAAATGATGTATTGAGTGATACTTTACAAACAATAGGAGATATTGTTTCAAAATTAAAAAATGGTAATGTACCTAATACACATATAGATTTTGAAAATGATTATAGATTACAAGAGGGAATAGTTTGTCAACCATTCACAGAAAGATTTGATAATGATGTTAGTGGTTGGGTAGCAGATATTAGTATAAGAGTATCATTCAATTATTCTGCTTGTACTGGGGATACAATGTAAATAAATAAAAATTAAATAAAATGGCAACATCAGTAGTAACACAAACATTAACAGTAGATATATCTGAAAAAATTACCTTAAATGGTACAACATATGATACTGTATCTAGTTTAGTCATACCGGAGGTAGCAAATTATGTCAGTAATGTTTTTAGGGTAACATCGGGACCAAACATAATACTAACATTTTCTGCAACGGGTACATCTGCTAGGAATACAGAATATCAAGTTGATAGAGTAAAATATGTAAGATTAACAAACCTTGATGCAGGAAATATTGCTTTACTATCAACAACAGTAGGTGGTAAGGCGGGCAGTACTCAAAGTATAGCACCGGGTGGTAGCGTTG